ATAAAGCTGTTGGGTTTGCACAGCAATCCGATCACGATGTCGTATGGGACAAGCACTGGAAACCAGCACTAAAGAAGCTACTCAAATGATTCCAGTCCTAGGTTTTTGTACGCTAAAGCGATTTGACTTAGCGGAGCGACTAATGCTTTCCATTGACTATCCAGTTGAGCATTTGGTTGTTATTGACAACTCAGGCACGCAAAACTGGATGCCACCACGAGTAGCCATGGCTAAGAACCAGTGGAACATCCAAGTACCTCACGGACTCGGTTTGGTTGGTGCTTGGAACTTGATTGTCAAGACCACACCATTTGCGCCTTACTGGTTGCTTGTAAATGATGACGCTTGGTTTGAACCAGGCGCACTAGCCAAGATTGCAGAAGAAGCAGACCCTAAAGCGCTTTCTTTTCCAGACATTGTGCCAGATTGGTCATGTATCGTGCTTGGAGAGCGTGTTGTAGACAAGGTAGGACTTTATGACGAGCGTTTTTACCCTCTTTACTTTGATGATAACGATTATGAGCGCCGAATTGACAAAAAAGGCATTGAAATCAAGCGAATTGAAGCCAAAGTACATCACGACAACAGTTCGACCATCAAAAGTGGCTTTGAAAGCCAAAATTTGGTCAGTTTTAGGGCAAATCAGGCCCTTTTTGACCGAAAAGTGGCTGAAAATGATTACTCAGAGGGTAATTGGAGCCTAAAGGTCAGGAGAGACAACTCGTGGGAGTAGTTATGGTGTATCCTAGTGAGAAAGTTCTATTTTTTCACTAAGGATAATGATGCCAAGACAGACAGTAAACATTGGAGATAAAAAACACGGGATTAGCGGCTATAACTACGGATGCCGATGTGACATTTGTAGAGAAGCTAAAGCAACTAAACGGAAAGAGTATCAAAGTAGCAAAGCTGCTGAATACGCAAGAACCCAAGCTCGCCGTAGGGCTGCTGATCCAGTAGCAAAAGCTAAAAAAGCTGCATACGACAAGTCTCGTTATAACTATGACGCAGAGACAGATAGATGGCGGGTCATTCATAAGAAGTATGGAATGACTAAGCTTATGTTTGAAGCTCTGATGGATGCTCAAGGTGGGACATGTGCAATTTGCAAAAACCCGCCCAGTAGAAATTACCTTTCGGTAGACCATGACCACGCTTGTTGTCCAGGTAGGTCATCCTGTGGCGAGTGCGTAAGAGGAATTCTTTGCGCTGCTTGCAACGCTGTATTGGGCCGTCTAAACGATGACCCAACTAATTTAGTTGCGTACCTTGAAAAGTACGCCAAAGAGAGGTGATGCCAATGCCAACCCTGTACACAGGTGGCACATTTTGACTTGCTGCACGCAGGGCATACGAGCTTCCTAAGACGATGCTCAGAAATAGCAGATACCGTAGTGGTATCACTCAATACCGATGAGTTCATCGAGGAATACAAAGGCAAGCCACCAGTCATTAGCTATGCAGATCGCAGAGATGTCCTGCTTGCCTGTCGTTATGTAGATGCTGTTATTCCCAATTCAGGTGGAGCTGACAGTAAGCCTGCCATCGAAGAAATCATGCCCGACATTATTGCTATCGGGACCGATTGGGCTAGACGAGACTACTACTACCAGATGGGCTTTGACCAGGACTGGCTAGATGAGCGAGGAATCGCACTTTGCTACATTCCCTACACTCAAGGAATCAGCTCAACAGCTATCAAGGAGCGTATGCTGTTTAGGCGATAGACTAGACAGAGATTTAGCAAAGGAACCCAATGGCAATTACAAATGGTTACGCCACACTTTCAGAAACCAAGGCCGCGCTAAGAATTACAGATTCCGTAGACGATAGCCTGCTAGAAATGGCTATTGAGTCAGCTTCTCGATTGATTGACGGCTATACATACAGATACTTCTACAATGCAGGAACCGCAACTAGGGACTTTGTTGCCTCAGATTCTTACCTGACAATCATTGATGATTTGATTAGCCTTTCTGAGCTAAAGACAACTGATGAAATTGGTAGCGAGTATGTAACTTGGGGGTCGGCAGATTACCAGCTACGCCCAGTAAACGGAAAGCAAGATGGACTAAATGTTCCATACACAAGCATCCTTTCTACTGATGACTTGTTGTTCAATATTCTTGGTGAGCAAGCTCTTGTCCGCGTGACTGGAGTATGGGGCTGGTCAGCAGTTCCAATCGCAGTCAAGCAAGCCACAATTATTCAGTCTTCAAGAATCTACAAGCGCCTTGACTCGCCTCTTGGTGTTGCTGGCTTTGGTGATCTCGGTGCTATCCGTGTTGGTCGTTCGCTTGACCCAGATGTTGAGCAGCTAGTAATGCCTTACCGCATTATGAGGACCTTCAGCTAATGGCATCTATCTCAGACATCCGCGCTGGGATTGCAACCAACCTTGCAACCATTACTGGTCTTCGCACAGCCGCAGAGATTCCAGATAACCCAAACCCACCTGTAGCTATCGTGTCTTTGGATTCGGTCAATTACGACAGGGCTTACGCTAAAGGGCTAGTAGAGTACAACTTCACGGTCACGGTCATTGTGGGTCGTTCAGCCGAGCGTATTGCTCAAAGAGCGCTAGACACTTACATTTCAACAGGGCAAAACTCTATCAAAAATGCGATAGAGTTAGACAAGAGCCTTGGCGGTACAGCCTACGACTGTCGAGTGACTTCATTGAACTCTATTGGTTCAATTCAACTAAATGACAACACATACCTGGCTGCTGACTTCACGGTCACAGTCTTAGCAAACTAGGAGAAATACACATGCCAAAGTTTTACGCTGCGGATTACAAAATTACCGTAGGAACCGCAAACCTCAGCACTTCAGTAAACTCAGTAACCCTTGACATCACAGCAGACGAAGTAGAGACAACCGCTTTCGGTTCTTCTTACCGCACTCGCATTGGTGGCCTAAAGGATGCTTCAGTATCCCTTGACTTCATGCAGGACTTTGGTGCAGGAGCCGTAGACGCACTACTGTTCCCACTATTGGGATCTACAGTTGCAGTCAAGATTGCACCTACCTCTGGAACCGTTACTGCCACAAATCCGCAGTACGAGTTCAACGCGCTTGTAACCCAGTACTCGCCTTACGCTGGAGCAGTGGGCGATTTGGCTACACTTTCAGTTTCATGGCCTGTAGACGGCGCAGTAACTAGAGCAACAGCCGCAGCCTAATCCGCTAGGATAAAAGAATGAGACTAAACCTACAAGTTGCTTACTCTGCTAAACCAGATGAGCTAAAAGAAGTCATTTGCAATCCGTCTGACATGGTAAAGCTTGAAACTAAGTTTGACATGTCAATAGCCAGTCTTGAAAACAACATCAAGATTACTCACTTGCTTTTCCTAGCTTGGGCAAGCGAGTCCCGCACTAAAGCAACTACTTTGTCGTTTGAGGAGTGGGTGGACACCGTTGAAAGTGTCAGCCCGTCTGAACAAAAAAAATAGTTGGGCTTGGTGACAGTTCAGCTCATTGGTATCTTGCCACATTAGCTGTCGAGACAGGCATTAGTCCCAGAGAGCTTATGAAGCTCGATGATCGGATGCTCTGGACCATGGGTCGCTATCTTGTATGGCGAGCTACGCACCAAGCACCTAAGCGCTGAGAAGAAGCACCCTTCGGGGTGCTTCTTTTTTGTTCGGTAGACTTGAGTGAGATAGGCGGACTAAATGGCATTGAAACTTTACAGCGGCACTAATAGTGCTATAAAAGTCTATGCCTCAGACTGGCGACTTTTTGTCAAAGAACTCAAAAGCATTGATCCACAGCAAATCAAAGAATTGCAGAAACGCTGGAAACAGATTTCAGAACCAGCCGTAAAGAGCGTCAAAGACGAACTGGGGGATCTTGGAGAAGCAGGCCCTATGAGGGGTATGCGTCACGGTGGTCGTACTGGTTGGGGAACTAATTATGGAAAAGTCGGCAGTGCCGTAAGTGGGGCAAAACGAAAAAGATACGACAATGTTTCTTCCTCACAATTACAAAAAAATAAAAAGGGTGCAACAGGAATTGCAAGAGTTAGGGTTTATTCTGCTGGTGTAGTTCTTGCGGATGTGGCTAGAAGGCATGGCTCAAGAGCTACTACAAGGATGTATAAAATTAGAGAGTTTGGTGGCCCTGAAATTATGAGAAGCCACGCAATTCGACCTATGGCTGTACAAGAGTTTTTGCATAACCTAGGCAGTGTTGTCAAACCTAGCAAGCATAAAAAGTCAAGAAATGTTTACCCTGGTTTTGATAAGTCCTTGCCAGAAGTAAGCGCCCAAGCTAAAAAAGCTATTGACGAAACTATTAGATTTGTTGAACAGAACATTGACAGGAATAACCGCCCATGAGCAATATGTTTTTGAATATCGTCAGCACCTTCAAGGGTACTGGCGTATCAGCCGCTACTAAAGAGCTAGGACAGTTCGGTAGGGCAACTGCAGGGCTTGGCGGGACTTTAGGTAAAGTCGGTGCTGCTATCGCCTCATTTGGCTTAGCTGCTAAGGGTGTTCAATTTACAAAACAGTCCATTGACTCTGCTCGTGACCTAGAACGAAACCTTTTTTCAGTCAAGACAGTCTTTGATGACTTTGCCCCAGCGATTGAAAAGTTTACTCTCAATTCTGCAAACATGGGTCTTAGCCAAAAAGACGCAGCCAAGGCTTCGGTCTTTCTAGGATCTGTTCTAAAGCAGTCTGGCTTTGCTATGGATGATGTCACCATGCAAACACAAAAGCTTGTAAACCTTGGTGCTGACCTTTCTGCCACATATGGCTACGATGTCCAAGAAGCCTTGCTTGGTATGACCGCCCTATTCCGCGGTGAGTATGACCCAATCGAGAAGTTCGGTGTTGCTATGAAGCAATCCGAAATCAATTCGGAACTTGCTGCTAGAGGTCAAGACAAACTTCAAGGTGCTGCCAGGCGTAATGCCGAACAGATAATTCGGTTGGAGCTTCTTTACCAGCGTGCTGCTGATGCTATAGGTGCTTTCAAGGCTCAATCTGGCAACTTGTATGTAGAGCAAAAGAAGCTCACGGCACAATTTGAAAACATGAAAGCCACAGTTGGCGCACAGCTTCTACCTGCCATTGGTGATTTGGTTCAAGCTCTAAAGCCACTTGTAGAGGAACTAACTCCAAGACTTGTGCAAGTTGTTTCTGATGCTAAACCAGCTCTTGAAACTTTGACTCAGCTACTAAAAGACATCGGAGATCAAAGCACAACTACGGGTGCAACAGTAGGCTTCCTTGCCGATAGTTTTGGAGCTGCCTTTAGCTTGCTGTCTAATAACTTTGGAGTTTTACTACAGCTAAGTGCGTTATTAGCTACTGTGACATTGGCTCTAAAGGGATTTGCAATAGCTTCTGCTTTTGTGGCAGCAAACCCAATCGCCACTATCGTTCTTGTTACTGGAGCAGCTTTTCTTTTGGCAGCAGATTCGGCTAGAAGACTTACCGATAACACAAACCTAGCTGGAGCATCGCTCAAAGCTTTCAATGGGATAGGCGATAAAACAGCCAAAACTGGCGTTTTCATGGGCGGTAAGTTTGGCAAATTAGCTCTCAATTTTACCGAGGCTTCTGAGGAAGCAAAAAGACTCAGCAGAGAAGTAGCTAATGCTGATAAAGCCAAATTAGACAATCTAAAGCAGCAAATTTACGGAATCCAGATTTCGGCTGGAGAAGCTGCAAATGAACTTCGCAGAATGGCTGAGCAGGCTGGCGTAAAAATTGGTAAAGATGGCAAGGCTGTTACTGAGACTGCTACTACCGAAGCAACTACTGGTGGGGCATCTAAATCTCTAACAGGACTTCCCGCCCTAATCGCAGAAGCAAAAAAAGATGCCAGAGTTGCAAAAAAAGAAACCAGGCTTATTGCTGGCGGTTTATCACAAGCAGTAGCAGAGTGGGTTACAAGCAGCTCAACACCAATCAAAACAGCAAACCAAGCACTAAAGGGCCTAGAAAAGAACCAAACTAGGACTGTCAAAAGGCTTACTAACCTTTACAACGGATCTGCTGCTGGTCAGCAAGCTGCGGCTCAGGCGGCAGCAGAAGCTTCTCAGGCTGCGGCTCAGGCGGCTGCGGAATTTGCACGCGTTCAGGCAGAAGCAGCGGCAGCAGAAGCGGCAGCACTAGCTGAGCGCGAGCGTGTCTACAACTCCTTCTTAGATTCGGTCAAAAACACTTTTGCTGGAATCAAGAACGCAATACTTGGAGCCTTTGACATTACAGGATTGGGTAGCTCTACAAATTCCATCCTTCGCAACATGGAAAAAATGTTAGTCAAGCTTCGCTCATTTTCAGCCAGCGTCAAACAACTAGCAACTATGGGCCTTGACCCAGCGCTCCTACAGCAGATTATTAGTATGGGTCCTATGGCTGGGGCAACATTAGCCTCAAGGCTTGTCCAGGGCGGAGCAGGCGCTCTATCAGCTATCAATGCAGGCTTTGGAGAGTTTGGTTCTCTTGCTGGCGAAATAGCTACAACAGGCACAGAATCCTTGTTCAACAGAGAATCTCAAAAAACCCAATTTACAATCAATGTAAGCGGTGGAGTCGGCTCTGGAGCAACCATCGGTAAAGCCATCGTAGACGCTATCAAGGACTACGAGCGCACCTCTGGTGCTGTCTGGCAGGGTGCGTAATGCCAGCTCCCGCAGTAAAGGTAGAGCTTGGTGTAAATCAAGGTCAGAGCGACCCACTTGGCTTCAAACTAGATGATGTTATTAGAGGTGTACTTGATAACACGGGATACACACTAAGTGGCGAGCGTTATGTAGACATTACAAGTCGGCTAGTAACAGCTCAGGTTCGCCGCGGTA